GCTGTAGTAGTTAAATTAGCAACAGTACCTAAATCAGCCTCATGCTCATTAATAGCACCAACAATTGTACCTTTTTCAGTAGTATTTAAATCTGCTAAATCACCAATAGTTTCATTAATACTATCTGATAAATCTGTAATTGTTGTATTTAAAGTATCAACATTAGTTGCGTCTGCCAAATATTTTAATTCAACTGCTGTTCCGGCAGCATTAAGAAATGCTCCCTTAAATTTTTTCTCGGTCGTATTAAACCAAATTCTTCCTGAACTTTTAATTCCAGTAAGTGTTGGATCAGAGACTAAACCCTCTAAAACAAAATTTCCAAATGTTGCATTTTCAGCCAACACAGGGTTATGTAATTTAATTATAGCCATCTTCAAATAACTCCTTTTTTATTAATTAATCTATTTATTTATTTTTTTTGCTGTTGTTTTATTTATATCAATACTTCATTTTTTTTGCTTCTAAACATGTTTTAATTTATTCATACATAGTCTTCACTATTCTGATTTTTATTTATATGTATTTTATAAAATCAATGCCTCAGTAGGTATGCGATTCACATTTATATTTAATGATACACATAAAAATTAACATTAGTACATTAATATTTTTTGATAAGAAATTCAAAATAAATGCTTAAAATTTCATTTTTTTTAAAATGTATAATATTTAATTTAATAAATACAAATACATTTTAAAAAAAATTAAAGGTGAAAAAATGGTAGGATTTCCAGCAACACCAGAGTCAGCAGTTGGTCATGATGAAGTTATAAAAATGCATTATATGATAGGTTTTGGACCAATGGGTGAAAGTGAACCTACGACTATAATGGCATGGACAACATCGTTTTATGTAGGAATTTGTTTATCACAAATAAAATGGGGATTTTTTAACACTGCAAGTGCAGGTGATCTTGAATCATCATATATAGAATTCACTTTACATGATATTTCGGGAACATCATTATCTAATTTTTTAGAAGTCCGCAGTGGAAAAAATTCTATTTTTTTTAGAGGTCCTATGTCTGATGGATTTCTTTGGCCCGGACAATGGGTATGTTATCATCCCATACCTGAGAAGTTTCAACTTGAATTTTCTGCTACACAAGGATTTACATATACTATTGCCGGAGTACCAGTAGCAACGACAACAAAAACACCATATATAGCTGTACATAATAAAATAACTGTTGATGGTTTAGATTTTGGTCATAATTTACATGGTAATACATTTCAAGATTATTTAGATGAAATAACATGGAAATGGAATAATAGTATAGACGAACCAGAAAAAAAAGCTACTGCACAGATAAAATTAAAAATAGATGGTGGAAATGGTTCTTTAGCAGGAACTACACCATTTATAACAGAAAGAGATGGTGATGGACATGTTTTAAACACTGCGGGAAGTCCTATTACTAGAATTCAGGCATATGACCTAAAACCTGGAACACCCATTTCAGAAGCACTACAAGGATTATGGCAAGAACGATTCGTACCAGTAGAATCAACGCCAGGTAAAGATTTAAATAAAGGGTCTGTATTAGAAGTTAATTTTGAAAAATATGATGGCACAACAAACCATGTATATGTAAGATTATTAAAAAAAGATGAAGATGATAAAGCAGAGCCATTACCATTACCGGTATGTATTGGTTCAGATACAAATTGTATTGGTATGCCTTGGAGAGCACAATTAGTAGGTCTGGATTTATCAGTAATAATTAAACATATGGCTGCTGGAAAATTTGCAAATAATAATGAAACTTCTCAATCAGAGGTTCAAATTAGTGGTGGAAATACTCAAACCACAACACCTGCAGAAAAAACTAATGAAGCACCTGATAAACAATCTAAAGAAACTACAGCCAATATTCCATATATGGTAGGTACCCCTACTAGTAACAACCCAACTTTTGGTGGTTGGGGAGAATTGCAAACACTATTGAATAACTTTAAAACCTCAGAATTTTCATTAGAAGCAGAAATGCCGTATTCATTCGGTTTTTCACCAAAATCAGTCGGAGGATTTTTAAAAGATTCAAAGGAGGGTACTTCTAATGGTGGTATAGATGTATCACAAGGTGTATTTTTACAATTTTATTGGTATGTCGATCCACATTGCAGTATATTAGCTTTAGTAGACGCAATTAGTACAGTATATCGATTAACAACGGTAACTCATACTATAGGACTTAGTGGAAATACTACACAAATAAAACTGTCACATATGAATGTATCTATATAAAAGGAAAATATACTGAAAATGGATTATTTAGACAAATTTAACCAAGAAACAAAAAAAATCTTCAACGTTTCTGGATCAGGCGTTTTTGGTGTTGCAAGAGTTATAGGTAGAAATGATAACACCAATCATGCAAGAGTAAGACTATATCCCCTCAGTGAAACTAAAGATTTCAAATATGTAGAAAATAATCAAGTAGAATATTTTCCTTTCGCTGAAACACTTTCAATGGCAAAAGGTGAAAATCATGGAATATATTATACACCAGAATTTGGTGATTTTGTAATATATACTATTTTACCTTCTGGTCATTATGTAATGGGTAGTATTGCTAATCCTACATGGGAATATTCAGCAGTAAACATACCTGTAGAAGCACAAAATATGCAAGAAAATGGAACAGAATATAATGTTTCTCATTATCCTGATTTAACATCAAAAGGATATCATTTAGCGGCTCCAAAATTAGGTGATATATATCAACCCAGTGCATTTCTTCAAAGATGGAGAAAAAATGATATATTGATGTATAATGTTACCAAAATTGGTACACAAGCTCACTCTACAGCTAAATTGATGGAATTCAGATCTGCCGAAAACCAAATGTTACAATTAGTAGATATTGGTAATTTTAATACCGCACCTGGTAAAGATGGTTTGAATACCAAAAAATATTCACCCGTAAGACAAACAGATTATAGAGATTTGTGGGAAGGTTTTAATGTTAATAGAGAATTTTGGACTGAAAGAACTGATAAACCCTGTTTAACCAATGAATCTCAATATATTAAATTAGCAACAAATGGACATGGTTTTTCCGAAGCACCACATGGCGATACTGGTGCCGATTATCCAGATTTAGTTAGAGGAGAAATTAGATGGGATGATAGAAAAACTGAAGGTTCGCATGAAACCCCTAAAATATATTGCCCTGTTTATCAAACATTAAAAGTTGAAATGGGACCTGATAGATATTATCAGGATAAAGATGCAGCAACTCCATGGGCTGCGAGTGTACCATATAGATTTAAAGTTAAAAAATGGATAGAAGATACTGGTGATCCTTATGATCCGGAGGTACAACATTTTAATGTCGGACATTATTTAACTTTATCAAATACCATTTATAAAAGACGGGCATTACTTTCAACCTATAAAGGACATCAGTTTCTAATGTCCGATGTTGATAAAGATGAAAAAGTATTATTAAATTCACATAGAGGTAAATATATCTATATGGAAGATGCTGATCCAGGTCACTATGAAGTAATGTGGTTAGCTTCTCAAAAACATCATATTGTATTTTGTGATCATCAATTAACTCCATATTTAATAGATGACAAAGGAGCAGAACGACATAGAATGTTAGATCCGAATCAATTGGATCTTTCTACATATCAATTGATTCAAACTGAGCTATATCAAAAAATTTGGTTATCTGATAGTGCAAAATGTCCTAGAATTCATGCACATACAACTGATGGACATGAATTATTATTATTAGACCATGATTATGGTGTATCCAGTATTTCACCGGTTCCACATAAAGGACGAGTACAGATAACTACATCCGATAAATTAATGCAAATTATTATGGATGTAGAAAGTGGTGATATTACAATTCAAAATCATAATTTAGGTGGTGATGGTGCTCATGGTAAAGCAAATACCGGTGATATTAGTTTATATGCCGCAAATAATATTTTATTACATGCAAAAAATATGATTGAAATGAGAGCTGATAACGGATATGATGTTCAATCATGTGCTGGAAGTCACAATACAGTAGCCTGTGGTATTGGACATTCTTCACCTTGTGGGGCATGTCATGTACCGGAACCTATTAGACCGACAGTATTAACAAATATTGATATTACTGAAGGCACATTAATAAATAAATATGATCCAAGTTAGATATATAACTTAAAGGAGAAAAAATGAAACAAAGCAATACTTGCACACCAAACGGTGGTATGATGGTTTACTGTCAACCGGACGAACATATTCATTTACATGAAGATTTACCAACTGATTTAATACCAAGTAAACCAATTGGAGATGGTAATCATAGAATTTTTTCTAATCCTCAATGTGTAGATGGTATTTGTGGACAAAGAATAAGTTTGACTACTATGCAAGGACATGAAATAAGAATGATGGATATGCCATCAGGTGTAAATAATATTGCAATTACCACTTCTGATGCAACACAACATATTAGATTGGATGAATTAAATAAAATTTCGTGGTATACTTCAGCCAATCATCATATGATTTATGCAGATAAAGGACATGAAAAAGCTGCTTTTGAAGCGGGATCAGCACAATATTTGGATCCAAATGTTGCTCAACATAAGTTTTTTAATAATTCAACATATCAATTGATAATGACAGAAAAAAAACACAAAATATGGTTATCTGATAGTAGCCTATGTCCAAGAATTCACTTATCAACAACTTCTGGTCATGAATTATTATTATTAGATCATGATCAGGGTGTTGACGCAACAATGATGGTAGAAAATAAAGGAAAAATACAAATAACCACAAATGATAAATTAATGCAAATTACTATGGATGTTGAAAAAGGGGAAATATCAATTCAAAATCATAATTTGACTGGTTCAGGTCAAACAGGATCAATTAAAATGTTTGCGGCCGAAAACATTGAATTTCATGCAGAAGGTGAAATTATTGGAAGAGGTAGATTGAATATAGATATGCAATCCTGTGATGGTGAATTTATTGGTATTGGTTCTGATCATACAGTTTTAGTAATTCCTACTGGTCCTGGTGATAAACCAATTCCATCAGAAATTAAACCATCAGTAAGAGTAGATTTAATTATTGCTGATCCAGCATATTAACATTTTAAAAGGAATAAGTTATGCCTAAGTTTAAAAACATAAATATCAGTACCGAAGATGATTTAAGAACACTCAAATTATCAATGACTGATAAAATAATTACAATCCATAATGATGATAAAGAAACTATAATCATTATTAAATCTGTAGGAGATGTTTTAGTTGAAGCTGATGGAGATATAACCTTAAAGGGAAAAAATATCATAATTGAAGGTACAGAGGTAACAATTAATGGTGTTGGTAAAGGTAGTGCATTTTTACCAAAATAATATAATTTGTGACTAAAAGAATTGGAAAAAATTATATTGATTTAGAATAGAATAGAATGTTAATGAATTGAATTTTATCATAAATAAAGTTAAATAAATGAATTTCGTTTTTAACAAAAAAATAAGGGTAATTTTATAATTAATTATAATAATTAAAATACTTTAATGTTTATGAAAAATGAATTCATTAATAAATAAATAGAAAATGATATAGACAGGAGATATGAAATGGGTTTAATCGTTAAACATGCAGATGGAAGTGAATTTCTTAATATAGAAAATAAGACATATGATGATGTATCAACTAGTTTAAAACTACCTGGAAAAGGTGTATTAAATTGGGGGGAAGCTTATGTTAACAATTTTGTACATCTATTAGAAAATTTCGCTAGCTCTACCGCACCACTTAATCCACAACCTGGACAAATTTGGTATGGTACTGGTACTGGCACCTTATCAGTATATACAACTTCCCAAGAATGGGAAGTTATTAATAAAGATTCTGATATTGAAGATAAATTTGATATAATTGTCGAAAAACTAAAAAATAGTTATTCTGGTACTACTCCACCTATAGATAAAGTATCTGGTCAGTTGTGGTTTGATACTAGTATAAACATTTTAAAGGTTTACAATGGTACTAAATGGGTTTCTTTTGGAGTTAATTCATCAATATCATACATTCAACCATCAGATGCAAAAATATCTGATATGTGGTATGATAAAAATGTTGACAATTTAAAAATATATGATGGTGACAGATATCAGAGAGTAGTATCAACTATTGAAAGTATATCAGCACCAACAGATGTTAGTGTAGGTCAATGGTGGACAAATTCAACTACTAATCAATTATATGTTTATCGTATAGTGCCTTCAACTGGTGCACATGAATGGAAAGAAATTGGAAACAATATAACAGAAGGTGAAGCTAAACCTGCAACATCTAGTACAGGATCTTTTCATTTAACAAGAGTAGCCAATACAAATGTTTTATATATTAATAAAGGTACATCATCATCTCCAATTTGGGTAGAAATTCCTGAATTTGGTGGTGCTATTAAATCAAATAATGAACCTACCAGAGTAGTAGATGGTATGTTTTGGTTAGATAGTAATGATGTATTAAAAGTGAGAAAATCAGGAGTATGGGTTGATATTGATGAAACAGCAATATCATATGTTTCACCAGTAGCACCAGAAACTGCTAAAGATGGTATGGTATGGTTTGATACAACTACGGGTATTATGAAAATAAAGGTAAATAATCAATGGAAACATGTTCAGAACATTGGTTTAATTACCTATGGTAATGCTCCTAATACTCCAGCTACCGGTCAATTATGGTATGATGATACAAATGGATCATTAAATCTTTGGGCTTCTAATACATGGAATAAAATTAATGGTTCATCAACAATTGTATCTTATATGACACCAACAGGTAGTAGTGATGGTCAATTATGGCTTGATACTATTTCATCTGAATTGAAAGTAAAATTAAGTGGTAGATGGGCATCATTACCAGAACATGCAAGAGCATATCTGTCATTACCAGCTAATCCAAATAATGGTGATATGGCTTATGTAAATGGTAGCCTAAAAATTTGGAATGGTACATCATGGAAAGATATCAATATAAGCATTGATAACTCACAAACAGGTACTAATACTTCAATTAATTATGATGAAGCATCTCATGAAATAGTAATTGCCTCTGATGGTGTAGTTACAAGAGTACCATTAGCAATTAAAAGAGATGTTATTGTAGAAAATGTTGGTATTACCGCTGATTTAATTGAAGTCATTAAACCAAATATTAAAGCCGGCGAAAAAAGAATTATAAATATACAAAAAGTAAATTTAAATAGAACCTTTTTTGTTTTTAAAAATGGATTGTTTACTGATAACTGGTCTGTAGATACAAACGATTTAATATTACATTCTGCAAGTGGTGAAGATGAAATTGATGTATTACAATTTAATGGTGATGTTTCTATTAATTATTTAATTAAAAAATTCACATCAACCATAAATGGTAACTTCACCATAAACAATTATACTAGAACAGCAGCAGAACAAGATGAGTATGATGTTGTTAAAGCAATTTATGATACAAGAAAAAAAGAATTGATCGCTAAATATGCATCATCAGAAAAAGAAGCAACAGAAGATGATCTTATTGCAGCAGATTGGAATATATTGAATGCCATTGAAGCAACATTTCCAATTAAACAAAGTAATGAAATAGCTGATTTATCTTTGGGTGGTATATTGGTATTTAAAGAAGGTGTGTTTATTCCTACATCTGCGTTAACATTGAATGAATCTAATGAAAATAATATTATTATTCCTAATACTAATGTTGGTGAAGAATTTACAATCATTCAGTTAATCGCCGGTACAGATTATAAAGCAGCGTTCTTTTCTAAAGAATATTCATTCAAAATAGGCGAAACAGAAGATACAACCGAATCAGAAAGCAATGTATCCGGAAAAGTAATGGATGATTTACTTAATGCTGCATCTAAAAATACTTCATCTTATGGTAAAATAGATGTTAATTATGATTATAATTCATCAACAAAAAAAGTTACATTTGATTTAATTGATGTGAATCCGGCTTTTCATTTTTTCATTACCAGAAATAATCTTTTTATTTCGCCAACTAACTATACGATTAATGCTACCAATAAAACGTTAACAATGTATGCTAATGATCAAGATGATATTAGATTTTTTCAGTTTTATTTACCTCACAATTATGTTCCCGTAGAATATAATTATAAGCAAAGTTTAGCAACATCTGATGGTTGGATAACAATGACACTAAATAGAGATTTTGATTTAAATGAATCATTATTGGTATTTAGAAATGGTATGTTACAGCAAAGATCAAATATAAACATTATTACACAAGAAACATTAATTGATGATAACGGTAATTCTTATACTGTTGGTGGTTTAAGAAAAATACAGTTGTTTGGTGATAGTGAATCAAACGGTGAATCTGTTAGTGGTATTATGAAAGGTGATATTGTTACTGTTATGCAAGTTTCTCAACCAGAAATTTATCATATTTATTTAGAAGAATTTAAGGCAACCACCGATGGTTTTAACCTTTTTACATTTAATAAAATTGATAAAGATAAAGACTTCTTTATATTTAGAAATGGTATGAAGCTTACAAATAATAACATTGAGTATTATGTAAATAATGACGGTAAATTAGTTATCAGTAATTGTAATGGACCAACTGTTGAAGAATTAGCAGCAAATCCTAATGCAATTGGTGATTTAATTATTGCATATCAATTTTTTACTAAAGATAATATTGGTGCTAATGATTTGACAGTAACACAAGAAAACATTACTGCTACTAAAGTAGGTTCAGAATATTTCCAACTACAAAATACGGCCTTTATTGAAGATGAATTTTTATTAGTATTTAAAAATGGTCAGTTAATTACAAGAAGACAAGAAGAAAATGAGACAACTACTCAAACTCAAATTAATACTTATAAAGTCTTTTCTGAAAGAGTATTTCATAATACTACACCTGCACTCGATCCAAAGGGAAATCCAATCATGGATTCAAATAAAAACCCAGTAATTAATGTCGATCCTGATGATTATACAGATATTACTGCCTTCAGTGTAGATAATGTTGTTGCTGGTGAAGTAATTGAAGTTCATGAATTCAATAAAAAGATTACGAATGTTAATAGTTTAACATCTGAATCTCATTATGAAATATTACCAATGCATAATATACAAAGAATTTATGCAACTAAATTTGATCAACTATCAAATTTAACAATGATATTTCAGGATGGATTAATTATTGATAGATCATTAGATAATGCTGGGAATGACACTGTTAGAAATAATGGAATGTTACGATTATTAGATCAATATGCAGTTGATAATAATAATACATCTATTATAGTGAATGATTGGAAAGTCGGTGGAAAACTAAGGGTTCATCAGTTTACTGCAGCTGAAACCGATATAAAAACAACTTCGTTAACAGTTAATATCATAGTTGACGGAACATTTGACGTATTTCTACCAAATAATGAAATTTATGTTCCTCATACTGGAGCCTTAGAAATTTATGTTGATAAAGTAATTCAGTGGACCGGTGATGATTATATAGAGGTAGCAAATAATAGAGTTATGTTTAACAGACAATTACATGCAGGTCAAACAGTTAAAATAATTGTAAGAAAATAAATTTATTTTAATTTTGACTTTTTAATACAATTTACCCATTTTGAATCCATAAATAAATAATAAAAGGATTTAAAATGGGTAAATATTTTTCTAATAACACAGATCTATCAAAATATAATATAACAATAGACAATAGTATTGATACCTCTAAATTAGTTATACCATCAACTAATAATTTAACAAACCCTTTATCAAATGAAACAAAAGAAAAATTAGCGATACAGAGAACACCATTAGATGCTATTAATGAAGATGATCATATAAATCTTGTTAAAGAACAAACGTTAGAAGTTACTAAAGTAATTCAACAATATTCTAAAGAATCTAAAGAAGAATTTAAACAACATTTTGAAAGATTTGCACCGGCAGAATTATTTGAAAAAATTAATCAGATGATATATGTTGTAACTCAACTTGCAAATAAAGTTACAACCTTAGAAACTATAATAAAAAACAGTTATATTAATAATGAAACATCTTCAAAATCATCAAATGAAAAAACTGAATTCAATGATTTACAAGAAACCAATATTATGGTTACTGAACCACAACGCATTCCAACAATAACAAAAAAAAGTCAATCAGCATTTCCTTCTGTTAGTGAAGTTAAAAAAGAATTATTAAATAAGCATAACCCAACATTACAAAATGTCAATAAAAAAGCAATGCCTTCAATTGATGAAGTAAGACAACAATTAGCAGATATACAAAATGGAAAAAATATAAAATCTTTACCATCAGAAGACTATAATGATGAAAGTTTAAATTTAGAAGAATTATTTCCAGATTTAGAAAATGACGCATATCAAGCAGCATATGCGTCTATGGCTAAATCAAAAGAAAAATTGGATAAAACAGATGTTACTCCTACTCCTGGAAAAATGAAAGGTATTACCGGTTTCTAATCAAAATCCCTATATGACGTTGGATCGGGTGCTGGATCTAAATTCCAATCAGTTGGTGCTGACCAACTAGGAATTTGTTGTGAACCATCCCAACCCCAATTTTTTTGCCATATACCACTTGCAGAATTATATGACCATCCACTTGGATCTGGTGAAACTTTCTTTTCTTTTTGAGAAAAATTTTCAGTACCTCTAAACGTCATTGGAAAAATGATAACATTTTTTTCAGATAATTTTGCATTCATTGAGGAATCAATTTCAGAAATATTAACAGTTACCAAATAATCTATTTTATTTACAAAATCTTCATTAATATTTAATGAGGCATAAACATTTTTCAAATTCATTTTTTTATTTTTTATTTCTTTTACTTCTAAAAAATCTTCTTTATTTGAAATAAAATGATGTGTCATTTCTGGAAATAATTCTAACATAGAAATTAATGTTTTTTTATCATAAGGTAAAAAAGAAATTGATTCTGAAATAGCATTGTTACTTAACACCAGTAATGTTCTTTCAACTTCTTTGTGTAATGCCTCGGAAATACCTTTATTTAATACGGTATTTTCATCTATCATCACACCAACTAATACCTCTTTTGTCTGTAAAGATAATTTTGCATCATTCATATCAGATAAAGAATTCTGTATGGTTTGTTTGTTAATAGGATCATTGTTATTACTTGTAATTTTATATATTAAATCTTTATATTTCATTTTTTATTTCCTTATAAACTTTCTTTTATTTATGCATATGGTTCATAAATAAAATTAAAAACATAATTATTAAAGGAAATATATGTATTATATAGGTATCGATCAAAGTTACACATCTACGGGATTTGTTGTTTTAGATGAAACAAAAAATATGATTGATTGTTTAATATTCACATCACTTCAAACAGATGATATATTTAAAAGATCATGGGATATAAGTGAACAAATTATAAATGAAATAATAAAATATCCAAAATGTAAATTAGCAATTGAAGGATTAGCATTTGCAATGAGAGGAAATGCAACAAGAGATTTAGCAGGATTACAATTTACTATTATTAATAAAATTAAATTTTTATTATGTAAAGAAATCGTTATTATTGCACCACCATCTTTAAAAAAAAGTGCTACTACTAATGGTAGAGCTTCTAAAGAAGAAATGATAGCAGCTCTACCAGAAAAAATATACAAATATTTCACTATAGATAAAAATTGGAAAAAGAGCAGAGGCTTAACAGATGTTACTGATGCATATTTTTTAGCATATCATTTAATAGAAAATAACTCTGAAATAGAATAAATAAGAGAAAAACAAATTATTTAATTGGAGAAACATAATATGAAATTCAATGATTTAAAATCATTATATGAAGCAAGAGATCAAAATGATACCAAACTTTTTAAATATTGTTCATTTGAATGGATACTGGATTTATTAAAAGATGGCAAAGTATTTTCATATGATGCCTCTTTAAGAGATCAAAAAATAGAAGATAAGGATGATGGAAAAAATTGGATTGCGTTAACTACTAAAAGAAGTTCAATTATTAATCAATATTTAGCGGAATATGGTCCTTGTGAAGTAACATTTGACAAAGAATTATTAAAAGTAAACAATGAAATATTCATTATTAAATTCACATCATCATGGTTAGACGAAAGACCTAGTATCACCAAATTTGTTACAAAAGGTGAATACAGTGGGTCAAAAGACTATTTCATTAAAAATTATAAATCCGTAAATTGGAGTAATAATGATAATTTTTCAAAAAGATTTTTTAATGATTATTTAATAGGTGATAAATTAGAATTGGATTTAATTTTAAAAGATTACTCAATAAGTGAAATAGAAGATTATATTTATGATAGTAACTATCTACCATTTGACACATATATTTCAGGCTTAGGTTCAGAAGATGAATTAGTTATTATCAGATCACCATTAAAATTAGTAAATGATGCAGTAACTCAAATAATTGTTCCCAGACGATATAAATCAAAAATTTTACATTATGAAGCAGAATATAAAATTCGTTATGAATAATTGTTAAAATGAAAAAGAATCTACAAGCTGTTTTGCTTTTAATAACAATTCACGGGCATTATTACTACTGGTAGGTGGTATATATTTGGGAACATCCAAAATATTTGGTAATTTCTCTGTATAATCACCACCAGTAGTAGCTCTACTTATTCTAACACCCAATAAAGAAATAATAAAATCATCATATTCATAAATATCTAAATCAGAAGATAACGTAACTGATGTGCCAAATACATTATTTAATACACCAACTTTTTCATTTAAACTAGCCGTTATTTTAATACCCAATTCTGTCAATAACGCCTTAAATGGAAGTAAACCTACTTTAGTATATGCGTCGTTTATTTCTTCTGAAAAAATTCCATCTACGTCATCCATACCAGATGTAAATTGTGGTATGTGGGCATCATCACATAATAGTAAACCAACAAGAACTTCCCGTGCAGAATCACTAATATTAATATCAGAAGGTATTAATGAATATGTATTAGAATCAGATATTAATCCTATTAAATCAATAGTTTTTGAATCGACTGTTATATTTGTTAAATCAGTTAATATGCTCATTTGTTTATTTCCATTTTAATATTATTAAATAAGTGCCTTTTTAGAATAACTATTGGTTACATTAATTACTATTCTACAGAATATCCTTCAACTTTTAAAACAAGTTGAATTGTAGACACTGATTCATCACCTTCATCATCTACTGCATCAAAATCAAGACTAGATAAAACCGAATTGTAATATGTAAATACTATTGGGGGTTTACCAACAATACTATATTCATGAATTTTAAATTTTTTAATAACAATAGAATCACGTAATTTAAAATCTCCACGTCCATCTTTAATACCACCATGAACCCAAACATCTCCCTGAAAATAATCATTTAGAGTATTAATAGTTTGATGATCAATATCATCCCAAAAAGTTAAACTCAAATCACCAAAACCATATTTAACAGGATAATTTCTTAAAACATTGTTTCTCATTTGTTCAACACTTTCTATATCTATTTTAGGTTTATCCATGGTTTTAATTAACCAATCAATACCACCTAATTTACCTGGAAATTCTCCTTTATACCAATGTTTTAATTTTGGATAAACCGTATTATCTTTTGAAATAATATCTTCATATACTCCAGGTACAGCAAAAGCACTAGTATCCCAAATAAAATGTGGAGGACCACCTCCTCCTCCCAAAACTCTGGTTACATCTCCATCATGAAAAGCCATATTTCATCCTTAAATATTATTATATAAATGTGTTGTTATTTCATTCATTTTTTATTTGTCCATTTAACAGCTGTAGATTTTATATACAAACCTTCTTTTGTTATCCAATCACCGCGTGCAATAGAAGCATTTTCAATTTTTGAAATTAATGATGCATCTGCATCAAGCCTTGATCTTATGAAATCTGATGCAATTTTTGTTGGTATATCAGATAAACTATCATCCAAGGCCGTTCTATTTTTTATAGTATTACTTTCTGTATTAGATATTATCTGTAATATCATCAAAATTTCTGATTTTCTGTTATTTCTTTGTTCTGACTCAGATTCAATAAATAATACCACATCTTCAGGTGATAATACTTCTAAAATTTCTATAAAATAAAGATATTTAGCCTCTTCCAAAAGTATTTTTGCAAAACTTTTATAAATTGTGGGTATTTCTAAATACATCTTATTTAACATATCATAATTTTTCAATGAAGGACAAGATAATATTGTATCATTATTAAGAAATTCATTATTATGAATAGATTTGATTATATAATCAAATGATACTTTTTCATCAAAATAATTAACAAATGATAATATATAATTCTTTACATTTATTTCTTTAAAAGAAAACATTTTATTACGATTTGATTTGGCTGTATCTATTATAGTTGTAATATCTGAAAGTTCTCTATTTAATGAAACTAAAATTTGTTTAAATTCTTTTACCGATACATCTGCTTCAAATATTTTCAGTTGTGCTAATACTGTTGTATTTGGTAATAATTCAGGATGAAATACTTTTTTTCTTTCATAAATCATCATATCATTATAAGTTGTTTTTTTTAGAAATTCAAATTGTGTTTTAAATATATTTATTTTAAATTCTAATGTCTCTTTTTCTAAAAATAAAGCCTCTAAACCATCAAGAGGATTTAAAGAAATAGACGGACATTCTTTTATTTTTCTAGCTAACTCAGTATTTAATAATGATTTTACTTTGTTAATATCATTTGGAATATCTTTTAATTCTTTAAAATCATTTAATGCAATCTTTCGGTCATTTCTATTTGATGACTCAGAAGCAATAATTAATTCTCTATCAGCAGTAGATGATGCTAACAGAGATAATACATAGTTTTCTTCTTCGGAAATTATTGAAAGAACATCATTCCAATTACTAATAGTAGTCATTTTTTCCTTTTAAAACCTTAATTATTTGTATCTTCTATAATAGTAAGATATTCATTATTAGAAATATAATCCATCAATGTTTCGAACGATATTGATTCATCAAAATATGCAATCATATTAGACAACATTTCTTTCATACTATCTTCAAAATCAAACATAATGGACATATCAATCTTTGATTCTTCCACAGTTATTAATGAATTAACATTTTTAAGTTCATTATATAATATGGTTAAAAACTGTCTATATTCCATTACAGATACATTTGTCTGAAATTCTTTTAATTGTGCATCCAAGGTTTTATGTAATAATGCAATCTGTATCGGATCTTTTAAATTATTTAAAGATGTTATAGTCTTTAATACGGTTGCATCAAATTTTTCTTTTAGTTGTAAATTATAGTTATCTATCTGATTTTTCAATGTTTCTTTTTCTAAAAACAAAGGTTTTAAATTATTCTGAATTTGTATCAAATTCAATGCATCCGATGTATAAGTAATCATTAAAAACTCCTAAACTAAACTTATTTCTTTTATCTTATTTATATAAGTGCCATAAAACACTAAATCTTTAAATAGAAAATGAAAATAATTAATAATTAATTACAAATAAGATAATTATATTTATATCGTGAATCACCCCTTCCCTAAATGGATAGTGCATTTACGACACAATTATAAATCAAATAAATTAAAAGCTAAAATTCACAAATCACATAGATATTTCAAATTTAGATTATATTCAAATGATATATCAACTGTGTCACCTAAATGATGAAGATTTTAATGCTTTAAAGAATATATGATAAGATGATATTTTGAATAGAATGCAATGCTGTTACACTGAGAGATAGATTTAAGAGGTTTTAATCTTCTAATTTATTTAAATATTCAAGTATTGAAAAATAATCAACGGTGAAACAACCATAATAAAGTAGGTGTTTCACCGTTGATTTATAACTAAATTAAACCCATACCAACTACTAAACCAACTGCAATACCAAGACCAATAAATATTGAACCAATTACAATACCAACGGCAATATTACCCTTCCCACCATCTTCTTCTTGGCCAGAAAGTTCTTTTGCTGTATTAAATGGTGTCATCTTATCAAATAACATATATCCTAAAGCCATTGCAATAAGTGTTATTACCGCACCAGTTCCTGCATATAACATGTTTAAAAATACTACTGAAAATTCCATTATTTTCTCCTTTATTTAATATCTCTTGTAATTTCTTTAATACGTTTAACATAACCCAATGTTTCTTTACTATGTCGTCCAGTAATTTGGACAAGATTGGCCTCAATACAAGCCCAACTGTTTGGATCATAATTATCACCATTACACTTCCTTTGTGCATTAATAATATGACCTCTACCAGCGTTATACGAACTAAACATAAAATCTAAACTATCTTGAAATGTTTTCTTCGGCGACCATTGTTTCCAAATATCTCTATCATACCAAATACCTGCTGCAATATTCCATTCGGGCTGATATACTGAACCTTTAATTTCTTTATTATGACGCACAATTTCTTCATATGTTTTGGGCATAACTTGCATAAGTCCTTTAGCACCAACTGCAGATTTTGCATTATCATTTAAATTAGATTCAGCAATTGCTTGAGACTTCATATGAATCCAATCAAACGCTGGTCCAAAGTATCTTTTAGAATATTTGTGAAAATAAATATCATATTGCCTTACATTTTTATACTTTGTAAAATTCCCAGCTAACACAACTTGTGGTACAATAAAAATAATAAAAATTATTAATACTATATGTTTCATACTGTCACCCATAAACTTAATTTTCAACTACTTATTAATATATTCACATTTTTTCAATATTATTTATGCGCAGTAGTATAAAAATGATATTGTCTGAAAATACTATAATTAAGCAATTCTACAAAATTTAAATATTAATAAAAAAATTATCTTATGTGTTTTAAATGTACCATTAACCTTTAGAATAAAGACTTTTAATCACAAATTTAAAACAAAAAAAATATTTTTGTAAAATATAGTTTTAGTAACCCCATCATAAATAATGTAATAACTATAAAAAGGTTCAACATAAATGGAAAAAAATATATTTTTAAAAAATGAATTATTAAAAAATTTTAATTTAAATCATAAAGACACTTTAAATAAAATAGAAACTATTTTTAATAACATAAAAAACAAACAAAGAATAGGACAAAACACTTTAAAAAATGAAATAAAAAAATATTTTATAGGGTCATATAAAATAAATCAAATACTTTATTGGGTAAAAAGAGGATGGTCAGAAGAAGAAGCCATTAAAAAAATAAAACACTCTCAAAAAGGAAGAACAAAAAATCAAATAGAATATTGGTTAAAAAAAGGATACTCTCAAGAAAATGCCAAAATGGAAATAACTAAATTTCAATCCGAACAATCTTTAAAAGGTGTTAAAAATGAAAGTCATAAAGGAAAATTTTCTAAAATATGGTTTCAAAAAAAATATGGTGATAATTGGGAACAAAAATATATTGACCACAATAATAAAAAAACTAAAAAAATAAAAAAAGAGAATTTGACAAATGATGAATGGCAATTATTGGTTGAAAAAAAGAAAAAAACATATTATTCTAAAAGTGATGAAGAAAGAGAACTAATAAATGAAAAAAGAACCAAAAAAATAAGAAATTATAATCCACCACGAACATTGGATGAATATATTCATCATTTCGGTGATATCGGTTATGAAACATGGTTAGAAAAAAATAAAAATATAAGTATTGCATTAAAAAATACCAGTTCATTTAGAAATATCAGTATTCAAGAAAAAGCAAAGGCAACAATAATTAAAAAATATGGTAGTACATCAGCCTGCCAAAACAAAAAAATAAAAGAAAAATTAAAAAATACATTATCAATTACATACTACAAAAAATTACTAAAAAAATTAACAAAAATAAAACCATTATTTCAAATAAATGAATATACCACAATTCATAATGATTATTCATGGGTATGTCTAAAATGTAACTTAATATTTACAGGACATTTAAAATATGGAGAACCTTGTTGTCCTATTTGTGAACCTAAAAATACTTCTAAAGGAGAATATGAATTAAGAGATTTCATTATTAATGAATTAAATTTAAATGTAGAAACAAATAATAGAACCATTTTAAATGGAAAAGAATTAGATATATATTTGCCTACTTTAAATATGGCTATTGAATATAATGGAATATATTGGCATTCAGAATTGAATGGAAAAAATCAAAACTATCATTTAAATAAAACAATTAATTGTGAAAAACAAAAAATACAATTACTTCATATTTTTGAAACAGAATGGAATCTAAAACAAGAAATTGTGAAATCCATATTAAAAAGTAAAACAAATAAAATCGAAAATAAAATATTCGCAAGAAAATGTTCCCTTTCTGTAATTGATACAAAAACAAAAAATGATTTTTTAAATACTAATCATATACAAGGTGAAGATAATTCATCTATAAAACTTGGTTTGATATATAATAATAATTTGGTTTCTGTAATTACGTTTACAAGAAATAAAAATAAAAATAAAATATATGAATGGGAATTATCTAGATTTGCTTCACTATTAAACCATACCGTTATAGGAGGGTTTTCAAAACTTTTAAAATATTTTATTAATAATTATAAACCAATATCAATTGGTAGTTATGCTGATTTAAGATTTTCAAATGGTGATGTATATAGAAAAAATAAATTTACAGAATACAACCGAAATAAACCAACTTATTGGTATTTTACATCATCATCAAAATTATTTCATAGACAAAATTTTCAAAAAAATAATATTTCAAAGAAATTAGAGTTTTATAATGAAGAATTAACCGAATGGGAAAATATGCAATTAAATGGATTTGATAGAATATGGGATTCTGGAAATATTCTTTTTATTCTAAATGAACAAGATATTAAATTTTTTATAAACTGAGAGTAAAATAACTATATTTCCTGTATGATTAATGTTATAACTAAAAAATTACATATTAAACTGGAGAAATATATTATACCTATTTCTCCAGTTTAATAAAATACATTGTGTGTTTTAAGAAACAGTTATTTCCACCTGATAAGTAAAACTTAAAGTTCGATTTTCTGTCTTTGTAATACCATCAAATGTTATATGTGTCAGTTTCTTGTTAGAGGCATCAAAAAGCCCCAATTCATTGAATTTAACACCATTAGATTCTGTTGAACTAATAGTTGCATTAACTTCAATAATTTTTGAATTTGGTTCAATAATGTTATTAGCATCATCAATGATATCTAAAACTTTAATACCATTACCAGAACCTACGACATCTTCGGAATGCATTGGCTCATATAAAGTGTCAGTAGATACATCTGGTGTTTTTTCATTACCATCCACATCTTCTCCACCTGAACCAAATCTGATACTAGAAATTCTATAAGCCTGAGCATTAGTGACATCTCCATGAACCGCACCAAAGGCCAATGTTCTTACAAAGTTATCAAGCTTAATTTTATTTTTCTTTTCTGTTACCAAATCAAGTCCATCATATACTTTCAATGTTCCAACTACATTCGGTTGTGTTAACTCTTTCATACTCATAATTAGTTCCCCTTTGAACTTTGGTTACATAGTTTTTCTTTATTTATTATTTATTACGTATTTATTTTTTTTAAATTTAAAACATCATTAAATTTAATTAGTCTAAATATTCATTCGGACGTAATGCATCTGTTCCTTGTAACTTATCTTTAACAGTTGATATAATACCATCTATAAAAAACATTTCAATATTTGTAGATGTTTTATCCTGTATAAAAGTCATAGATTTTGTTATATTTCCATCTGTTTGCTTTTTATAAAGATTTATTTTAGCATTATAATCGGTTATTAAACTTAATTCTTCATCATATTTAAACAATGTGCTATCAAATATATTTTCACTAATATCTGTATATATAGCATCATACATTTTATATTTCATCAGAGATTCTAATAACTCATAAGTTTCCTTATTATATATATTTATTTCCTCTAGTGAAATTCCACTATCAAATAAAAAATATTTGTAAGATTTTATTTTATCATCAAATTCATAACTTACTGTTAATGACTCATGCCTTAACTTAATATGTGTTTCATGTGAATCAGTATTAGGTTTCCAATCGGAGTTCATCCGATTTAAAGTATATACATCTACAATATCTTTAAAAAGTGATTGATATCCCCATGTAGAAAATCCATATTCATCACTTAACGGTATATTAATAACATCTTTAAAAATAAAATCAAAACCATAAACCAAATTTTCAGAAATACCAGTTTGAACCTGTGATAAGTCATTACCTTGTTCTGAATGTGATAAATCATTATGAGGTGTTTCATCATAAGGAATTAAACCTCTCCAATCTTCAGTTGATATATCATAATGATTTGGAGCATTATGAGGTATTTCATCCTGTGGAAGAAGACCTCTCCAATCTTCATAAGGTACATCATATCCAAAAGTATTCCATCGTTTTAAATCCCATACATAATCATAAACACCAATATCACAGACATACATATCGGTTCCATCAATATAAATGGCATCCTTAAATGTTAAATTAGTTTCATTATTATATAACCATTGTTCATTAGACATAATATTTAAATTATCAACAAATAATAAATGAGTATCAATAATTTTAATATCATCGTTTGATAATAAACTAATGGATCTATCAAAACCATCACCATAAAAACCCATTCCACCATCTGAATGTGGTTCAACATCAACACCATATCTGTCATCCAACCATATAATATCTATTCCACTCTCAATATTTTCATTCAATGAAATATATGTCGTTATATCTTTGAAATTATAAATATAACTCATTCTTTCTTGTATAATTAATGATAATGTATCATCAATATTAGAAATTTCATTATGATACTTTAACGTATCAACACTATTAACTAAAATTTTAGATACCAATATATTATGATGATGATAATTTATGGTTAATCTATCTTGAGAATAAACAGTAAATTTATCTGTAATAGTTGGATTGTTATGAAATGTAAAGAAACTATCTTTTCTTTCAATAGCATTTATATTAATAGACTCTTTAAATATATAATCCAAACTGCATTTTAAATTATCATATACACCAGTTTGAATCTGTGATAATTCCTCACCTTGTTCAGAATGTTCTAAATCATTATGAGGTGTTTCATCATGTGGAATAAGTCCTCTCCAATCTTCAATTGGTATATCATAATGATTTGGGGCATTATGAGGTATTTCATCCTGTGGAAGAAGTCCTTGCCAATCTTCATAAGGTACCTCATATCCAAATTTATTCCATTCTTTTACATCCCACACATAATCATAAATACCAACACCATACATCAGTGTATCATTACTTATAACCACAATGGGATCATCATTTAATACCTTATTTATATTGTTATTTAATGAAACTATTGTATCATTTGTAAATACACCAATAGTTTCATTAAATGAAAGTTCAACATCAGTATATTTTATTTCATCAGTTATAAATGCATCAAAGGATCTATCTGCTGAATCATTATAATATTCTTGTTGATATATATCATGCCCAAAATTTATATCATCAACACTATATCGATCATCCAGCCAATGTAAACCAATATTAAGTGTTTCAATTATACGTGTATTCAATATTTCCATTTCTGCTGATATATCATTAGTTTTAGTTTTATCATATACTAATTTATCAACTGAAAAAATATTTAAACTATCAAAAAATAAAAGAGTTGTATCAATAATCTTAATATCATCAAACATTATAGCATCAAAGGATCTATCTGCTGAATCATTATAATATTCCTGTTGATCATCATCATGACCAAAATTTATATCATCAACACCAAATCTATCATCCATCCATAATAACCTAATATCCAAAGTTTCAGATAAACTTACTCCAAATTTATCAATATGATTTAATTGTAGATTAACTGGTGTATCACCTCTATTAGTCAATAATTGATCAGATGATAAAATAATAAGACTTTCACCGAAGGTCATATGTGTATCAATTATTTTAATATCATCACATACATTTGCATCAAATGCTCTATCTACGGCATCATTATAATATTCCATTTCTCTTTCAGAATGAGAAAACATATTAACACCATATCTATCATCCAACCATTTATAATGAATACCAAATATATCATTAGTGATAATATGAGTTTTGTCTTTAAATATCAACCCAAATTTCATTCTTTCATAAGTATCAACATTCAAAACATCAGTAAAAGTGTCAGTGATTATATTTAAGTCAAATGTTTCTTTTGCTGATACAATAATTTTAGGTATTTCTAGCACAGTTGGTGCATTATTAATATACCATCTATTAGTAGACCATACATACATTGATTCTTTTCTTTTTATACCAGGACCATAACCAAATTTATCATCTGAAGTAATAACATTCAATGAATCCTTTAAAAATACATCTGTATCAAGGTGTGTATCATAAATATATTCACCAGTTTCACTATCAACAATAAGTCTATCAGAAATATATACTTTCCCAGTTTCAAATAAATTTATATCTCTAAACTCATGATATTTAAGAGAATCTTTTAATGCAATAATTCCATAATCATTAATACTGGTATCAACATCATAATATGAAAACTTTTCAACAAATCGAATATTTGGTTTATCATCAATAAAAGTATATTCAATCAACAACCAATCTCTAACATTTGTAGGTAAATATTCTTTAGTTTCATTAATACTATCACCGTCTGCATAATAAGATAATAAATTATCAGATGTACCAATATTAATCCAATTTTCACGAAGTTTATATCCATACCATATTTTATCATTTACTACAATATTAAGTGGTATATCAGTAATATCTTTTTCTATACGAACAATATCATGCACTGGTGTTTCAACTTTATCTTTTCCAATAGTTAAAATATCAATAATTTTCAAATCATCAGTCATTGAAACACTAATATTATTAAATGGAAACTCATAGGCATAACCAACATTAATTTTTTCATATAATTTGAGTAATGCACCTGAATCATATATTGATGTATAAGCCTCTTGTCTTATATTATCTCTTAATTCTGTACTAACATCAAATTCATCATCTTCCCCATTATACATATGAGGATATTCATTATGTCCAAAATCATCAAACTCTTTTAAAACCCAAGGTTTTTTAACAATTGAAACATAAGTATGAAGTGCTTCACTAATAACAACATCAATATAATCACCAAATAATTGATGAATATCTTTCATAATTCCATCATATAATATAACAGATGTATCATCAAAATGAGATTCAACAGAAAGTTGAATTAATGAATCTGTTAATTTAGAATCTAATGACCTTTCAAGTGATTCATCTGTATAACCCATATGTCCATACATATCATGAGGTTGTAATATTCGTTCTTCAAAGTCATAATCTAATAAAATATCGGTGTTTAAGTTTCCTACTTGTGTTACAGAAACCACCATTGAATCTTTATGTATTTTATTTGACCAGGCCTGAGTTAACGTGTCACTTCCAGAAATAATCATACCATCTATTTCTAATCCATAATTATAGCCATAATGTAACTTTTCTAATATATCAACATCACCTGCATCTTTATTAATCTGAGATATAATAAACTTCTCATTGTCATTTAATGTTAAAGTTATTATATTATTAAATATCATATAAGTATTCAACATATCCATAAATCTTACATCTAAACTTTTCTCCATATATTTAAATTCAACAAAATTTTCTTCTTCAACTTTAATTGATGTTAAATAATCTTTATCAATTTTAGTCATTGAACGTTCAACATCTTGCTTAATTTTAATTGAGGTATAGATTGTATCACCCAACGCCAATTTAAATAATTCATCTCTTTCAAAATTTGCTGCTCGAGTACCATATATTGCCAAAATATCTTCATCAGATAATATACTGGCATACTTATCTACGGCAATAATATTTTCTCTAAAGTCATGATGTATATGTCTATTAATTAAAGAATCTGATACAGTTGATGCAAAAATATCACCACCGAAAGAATCTGCCTCAATTGATTCATATACTATTCTTCTTGAATCTTCTACTATTAAATCGAGAGCATATAAATCCATCAATCCGACTCTAAGCATATCCTTTGATAACATATGAACATCAGCAGATAACTTATCTTTAATTTTTGATGATTGTATGTCTGATCCTGGTAAATTAGCTCTATAAAATTTTTGATCAATTAAATCTTTATAAGGATCAATAGGTAAAAATCTTTTAAAACCAAAATCAATTTTAACAACACCCATATAATCATCAATTAAAACATCTGTCATATTATCAACTCTTTGTTCATCAGCAGAATTATGATAATATTCATCATATAAAAATTCATCATGTGCATATCTTAAAAAATGACCAGCCGTATCAAAATGTTGATTTGTAATGACATTAATATGAATATGATATTTTTCAGTAAGAATAGTGTCCAATTTCATATTACGATAATCAATCTCTATTTGTGTTACCAAAGTTTTATCAACCAAAGATATATCAGTCATATCAATTATTTCATTTTCTAAAAGTGTTTCAAATAACTTATCATGAATACCGGCTGTAATCTCTTGTTCTAATCTATCTGGTGAACTTTGATGATAGTAATCATCAATTCCAAATTCATCATGCCCGGGAACATCATACAAACCATGAATAATAACTATATCAGTCCAAATACTATCTAATACTACAACATTGATTTTATCATAAAAGTCATGTAAAATATGCTGTTTAAATTGTTCCCTCATATCAACCATTGATGTTTGATCACTCGGACCCCAGGCTTCATCCAATCCATAATCATCATGACCCAATAATTCCATATCATAAAACTTGATATTATAAGTTGAATCAATTCTGATAAGATAATCCTCAATAACATCAATTCCAGGATTTTCATTTACACCCTGTGTAATATCAATAGTAGGAATACTATCAATAAAATGAGATTCTATTTTATCATTTCTATCAAAAATTTCGGCTTTAATATGATAATATTCGTTGATGAAAGTATCTGCAACACTTTCCATTTCTCCTATTGGCATTCCACAATCCCACCAATATGCAGCAAATTCAGGTGGAGTATAAACATCTTCTGTTCTTTGTCTCCATCTATCTTTATTTATCATATACCATTCATCATCAACTCCATATGATTCATCATCATCCATATGTGAAGGAATATCATGTCCAGCAGCCTTAATTTTTCTATCATAATCATATGGAATTTCATCATGCCCACCACACATAATCATTCCTTCTGTCGGAATATACATCCATGATTTTGTAAAAACGGCTCTATCTATTACCTGTATTCTAATTTTTTCAGCAAAATCTAACATAATATCAATATAATGAGTATCCAACACATCAGCGGCTAATTCCTTTCCAACAGCCTCAGAAGATGATGATTCCATAATTTTTATAATAAAAATTATCTTATCCAAAACAGAATGAAATGGTAAAAATTCATCGAAAATATCATAAATCATTGTTTCATAAATATTGAAGGTTTCATCACCTTTTGTATTTTTAATATTAATTACAAATGACAAATCTAACATTGATGTAGCTATAACATCTTCCGTAAATAAAGCCAATACTTTCGTTATAATATCATGTCTTTCAGCATAAAATAAATAATCAAAATAATGCTCCAATGGTTTTTTTATTTTATCTAAATACTCTAATTCTACATCATCGGTTATATTTAATCGTATCGTTGTATTTGAAACTAAATTACTAGCAGAAATACTTTCAAAAATATCAGTAACATTAGCACCAAAATCACCCAACAATGTTGATTCTTTTATTTTATTATAACTTACAATAAAATTTGGATGCTCAGCACTCATTAATTCAGTTTTAATAACTTCTCTAAGTGTTTCAACATCTTCAACATCATTGTTAGTCATATAAGTAGGTAAAAATCTTTCAACAACCCAACGAATAATAACCAAATTAATAGTCAATATATCAAATCCATCAACAATAGATAATTCATTTAAAACTTCTAACGTCTCATTTAAATAATTGAATGGTCTATTCATAGCATTTTTTATGTCATCAACATATTCATTATGAGCATCAATATACGTTATTTGTGTATTTGTAATCATCGATATATCTAAAAATCTATAATCTCTTTTAACAAACACACCATCTTCAGTCAATGGACGGATCATATATAAAGGTTGTTCCCATTCAATAGCCATTGTAATGAAATTAGAAATATCAATAACTTCATATCTGTATGGTTTTTCAAATTTCACATTATTATTGACTTCATACAAATTCCAATCGGAATAATTAGCAATTGGAATATATGATTCTATTATAGTTTTTTCAATTTTTCCTAATTCTTCTACAAAGATATAAAATAATTGCTCTTTATCATATGAATTTGTTAATATTAATGACGAAACTTCTCTTATAGTTGCATCATCAGCATGTGCATTAATAAAATCAATAATTTTTTTTCTATTGTTTGCAATCCAAACTTCATGTATTAAATAATATGTGAGTTCTTCTAATGAATAATCATCAATGAGAAATCTCATAATGTATTGAATTAATATATCATGAATGTTGTTAGTATCAATAGAAAATGTTTCATAATCATTATTTTTAAAAATATCAATCAAATCATCATAGGAACCATTTAATAATTTAGTTTCCATTAAATCGGCCACTAAATCCCGTAATGCTGATTCTGCAAAAAAAGATTTGGGAACAACAGCAGATACTTTCGCCCACTCTGAAATAAATCTATTCCTCTGAACCAAATATACTGGGGATACACCAATTTCCTGAGAAATAGATTTCAAACTAGCTCTTAAATATGATTCTAAACCTTTAAATGATGCCGTAGAAGATTTAAACATTAAATATGGTTCTTGTTCAATATTAAATTTAGATGCATCTTCTGCATCTAAATCTAATTGTTCAGCTAATAAATCATGTTGTTGAACATCATTATAATTATCACCACTTTTCCCTATATTATAAACATTATCTGGAATAGTCATTGAACCATAAATATTTTCTCTACCAAAAAAGGTTTTATTTGAATTTTCAGGTAAAACATTACCTGCATAAAACAATGAAAAAGCTGAAATACCAACCTGTCTATGTTTTGATTTTTTCTTATCTAATTTTACCAATTTCATAGTATAACTATCGGTTTCTGTATATCTATAAATCAACGACAATGTATTTTTATCAAATATAATACTTCCATCAGTAGGTGTTTCAACATCTAATATTTTTCTTGAAAAATCTACATCAACAATAGTATTGTTAAGCGTTTTATATCTTGGAATACCATATTTTGATTCCACAAACATAATTTTGGTATTTAAATTTAATGCATTTATATAGGTATCAACATAAAGACCATCAACCTTATATTTTATACTGTCAATAATAAAACAATGAGTCATTTCATGCATATCAAAAAATATTTCTTTTTCGATAACACCATTATTTATCTGTTGTGTTGGTATAGCCTCAATCAAATCATATTCATTTGTTATTGGATTTTTAAGATAAATTCCATCATAAATAAATTTGAAGCCTTCATCACAAATATCTTTATCATGATAAAAAATCTTTCCTCCATTTTTATATGATAAATTTTCAAAATTCTTCCCTCTTTTTAATGTCTCATTCAAAGGAATAACTTTTTGTATACCTTGATGCATGAATATAACCATATTTCGTTCAGTGTCAAATTGTAACTTATCTAAATATCTTAAATTATCTTTAAAAGGTATTTTATTAACAGCAGAAATTATTAAAGCCGGATTAATATGATTTCTAACCTTATAATCTGAATAACTTATTTTTGAAACATATTCATAATTTGATTCATTATACGGATTTAATAATCGTAATTGATTAATATCGTCATATAATTTCTTATATGTTTTTCCATCATACATAATAATGTTTTTATGAATGTTTGTACTATAATCATTCATAGAAATTGGAGCATAATATGGTATTTCAAAATTTTCATCCATAACATCATCTATCAACACATATGGTAAAATAGTATTATATCTAAAATTTATTTCATCTTTAATATGTTTGAAAAAATCAACATAAATTTTTGGTTCATAAAAATAATCATATTCATAACAACCAATAATTATTTCTGATTGAGAAATAAGTTCATTATGTGAAGCAGAATCAATACCTTCAAATTCATATGTTCTCACATAACGATCTTCTTTATCATCTAATGAAATTTTAATTTTATAAGGAACATTTAAAACTTCAAAAAAACCACTTATTTCATTTTTTTTATAAATGATAAAATTATCTAAAAACCCAATTGTTTCTAAATATATTTCCTGTGAATTTGATGGTGTATGATAAATTGACTTAATAACATCAAATGATATGGTTATATCATCAATTTCAAAATTAACAGGATCATTATTTAAATCAAACATTAGATAATTATGAATAACTATTTTATAATATTTCGTAGTATCATCAAAATATTCAAAAAAAGTATATCCACTGTTTATAGTACCATTTAAAGAATGTATAGATGCAGAAATAATTCTTTCATTTATACTAATGTTAAATGTAGATTCATCAATTCTATAACCTTTTTGAAAATAAATATAAATTTCAAGTTCATTTTTTTCTTCATTTAAGAAATATGTTAAATTATCACTATCCAAATTAAGAATAACACCAGTAAACATTTCATTTTTCAATGTTTTATGTTCACTTTTATCTAAGGCATATCCATTGCCATTATTAATTATTAATGTCAAATATTCATCATATTTTGATTTAATAGAAGAAATTTCCATAGAAAAAAGAGCTATCAATTCAAATACATTAGCAACTTCAAATGTATGGGTTTCAATAATATTTTTTCCTGAATACACATGTTTCTTTACAACATTTTCATAATGAACATAGTCTTCTAAATATGAAAATATCGTACTGTTATTAAATACTATTTCATTATCAAAAGTTTTAAGCCCTAAATGATTTCCAATTTCTCGAGCATAATTATCAACTAATTGATTAACACTATAATCATTATAGTTTCCAGATTCAACAATAATCAATTCAAATTCGATTTTTAAATTAGAAAGCGTATCAAATTTTTCTTTAAAATATTCATACGATGATTTATAAATCTTTTTCTTTCTAACATCTGCTGTATCAATATATTTTTTATAATTATTGTCCATCAATTTTTTGTTTTTATTATAATCATTCAAAAGAAAATAATATTTTTTTATTATTTCATACAAAAAACCATATCCATCAACACCAAAATAAAAAAACATATAACTTTTTAAATCATCTAATTCAGTTAATAAATCCATATTACCAAAATATTCAAGTTTATTATTTTCTTGTCCATCTGCCATATAAACATTAAACTCTCTGGAATTTATATTAAAAGGTAAAATAAATTCCGGAATAAATTGTCCGGATAAATTGATATCTTTATATAATAATGAGGAAACAGTGTGTGTAACCGTAGTACTTACATCAGTTTCTTTTATCTTATCAAACAACAAAGGATTCAGTACATTGTATATAAACTTTGAATCTTCTTTTTTAAGAATTTCCTTTGGTAATGACTTTAATAGATTGGGCATTTAATATCCTCTTTTTTAACTATTATACAGAGTATTTATGAAAAAATTTCTATTTGTCTTTGAGGTATTAAAACATCATCAACAACTACTGATTTTTCAACTATTTGGGTAAATAATATTCTATCACCTAATGCATATATAGTAGATGAAGGTGTGATTGTCTGTAAATGTTCATCTAATTTCATTTCAATATGTTGTATTTCAGGAATATGGGTGTGTAACCATTCTATTAATCTAGACATATAAAAATGTTTTCCCAATGGAATATTTGCAATATTAAAAAAATTATCTAAAGAAATATTTATCTTTGATTTTAATAATTCATCAGTAATACTATATGATAAATTTTTATATACATTAATCGCAGTTTGAACCTCATATATACTTGAATTATATACTTGCACAGTATCAGAAATCATCTTACGAGTATCAATATCTTGTACCAATTTATTGATTTCAGAGCTTGTTAATGGTGAATAAACTTCGATTTGTTTCTGTAAATCATTTGTAACACCGGTAACATATATTTCCACAATATTTGATTTACTAGGATTAAGATACATATCATCTGATTTATAATGTGTCCATATAAACGATAAATCATTTTCAGGAATTGAAATACTATTTGAAAGATATGTTAAACTTACAGTGTAACCATTATTATTTGTAGTTACAATAATATCAGTAAATAAAAAATTATTAGTACTTGCATTATATAAAGATAAAATATTTTCTTTTTTATCAACAATATCCAATTTTACTTTTTCTAAATCTAATGCAATTTCAGTTTTAATATTAAAATTTAATGTATTTGGTGTACTACCAATATAATCAATAAAATTAATTGTATAATCCATAGGTAATATATTATTAATTCTATTTATATCAGTTAATATAGTTATTAAAGGGCTATCAATAAGTTTATTTAATAATCTAATAACAGTTCCTTTACTCTGTTTCGAAGTTATTTCGGAAGGATATTTAAACCATTCATTAGAAGAAATAATATCTACATCAAAAATATCAAAATAATATTCTTCTCCATTCTCAACAAATTTTATGATATCATATTTGTCTGCTACACTTGATTCAGTAAAATATGCTGAAGGTACGGAAATATAATTATCGGTTACTTCTTCTGTGTAAGTATCAACTAACTTATATGAATTTATTTCATTTTTTGAATGATCAAAATATACATCAATAAATTCATTACTCATACGGGCACTATTTTTACCAATATATGTTCTCAATACAACAGTTGTATATTTTACTCGTGGATGTAACATTCCTGCAGTTTCATAATCACTGGCTGTAACAAATCTATCTTGAACACTTCTTAATTTGCGAGCCATATATTTGATTTGATCATCTGTTTCTGCTGCTAAACCACCGGTAGCATTGAATATATCACCCAAAATATATAACGGCAACCTTGTAGATTGTGTTTTGCCAACATGAGCATCATAATATTCAATGGGTAATACTACACTATTTACAGTTGCATTTTTAACATTAAAAATTTCATCCGAATTAATTGCATTTTTTCTATAAAACAACTTTGTGGTTGCTGCATTAAATAAAATTTCAGAATTTTTTCCATCACCAAAAACTAATTCAATAAATCCTTCGGGTGTATTATTAATTTCATACGCATATTTGTAAGAATGATTTGATAAATTTTCTACTTCATTATATGTTCTTAATAATACTCCATTTTCATCATATTGTCTCACTAATGTTCTATTATTAAAAATATTTTTTTCATATGCAATTTCTTTAAAATTTTTTATTGCTTTGTTAATTGAAATTATTCGTGTAAATGTTCCTCCTTGAATAATAGGTAAATACATATACACATTTTTATCTAAAATATTATTACCTTTATCATATTTCAATACAAATTCAATACCAATTTCTACTATACCATTATACAAAGTGTCACCATTATATGTTAACGCATCTAAAGTATCTTCGGTATTAAAATATAATACTGAATCAAATTTTAAACTTTGAATTTCAAACATTTTTCTTGATCCGGCATAATCAACATATACATTTTCATTGGCATTGCATCTTAGTTGAAATTTATCTACAAAAATACTTCTTTCATAATATTCAAAATTATTGTCATTAATTTTTTTAATTTTTATACCATTGTTTTTATCAAAATTTTCCAATTTATCAAAAATATTATTTAATGTATTCATAAAATCATCTGCATTTATAGAAGCAAAAAGATAATCTATTTTATATGGAAAATATTTAACAGAATCCATACCTATGGGTTCAAATACTATTTCAGAGGTTTTAGATAAAATATCATTAATTGAACTTTGTTGTTTTTTCTTCGAAATTAATAATGATCCACCATTAGTATCGGTCATATCAATTTTATTAATAGACACTGACGGTTCAATTCTATCATGTTTATACCCTAACATATGTGCAATCTTAATAATATTTCTTCTATCTTTAGCAGTGGATAAATATGCCTCATTCATATTCATATCCATCCTATAGGCCATCATTTCACCATAAAATGCAAATAATTCTATTAGCATCATTACATAATCTGACCGGAAATAATCATTATAATTTGGATATGTTTGTTCTATATAGTTTTGTAAAGTTTGTCTAATTGAATGGAAATCATATTCTTCAAAATCATAATTTTCTATAAGATTAGTAAATTCAGATGATAATTGTTTTACTGACCTTTCAAATGTTTTAACTGCCATATTAATTCCTTTTATTCATCTTTTTACCTTTATTTATTCTAAAATCATCAAAATATTTTTTAAAAACTTGGTTTTTATTGTTTTTTAAAAATAAATAGTATAAACAATACGATTTCAGAGGATAATAAAATGTCTAAAGGTAAATGGAAACAAGGAAAATTCGAAGCCAAAAATATGGATAAATATAAGGGAACATTACCAATAATATATAGAAGTAGTTGGGAACATAGAGTTTTTTATTTTTTAGATAGAAATGCGTCTATAGTAGAATGGGCCAGTGAAAGTATTATAATTCCTTATAAATCTCAAATAGATGGTACAATACACAGATATTTTGTTGATGTAAATTTTATAGTAAATGATAAAAATGGAAATCAAAAAAGATACTTGGTTGAAATTAAACCATTTGATCAAACTATACCACCAAAACCACCACAAAAAAAATCAACAAAAGCTTTACAGAGATACAATTATGCAGTTTTGGCATTTCAAAAAAATCAAGATAAATGGTTATACGCACAAGCTTGGGCAAAAAAAAATGGATATATATTTGATTTGTGGACAGAAAAAACTTTAGGATTATAATTTTTTTCGTATCATACCATAAAGAAGGCTTTCGTCAATATTATAAAAAAGCGAAAAAAAGGTTAGTATAGTGTGAATATATACTAACCTTTTTATTTTATATTATTTCAATAATGTAGTTATTATAACTAATATTATAATGAAACATTAACCTTTCCATAATAAGCATCAGCACCCATCATGTTGTCTGCGATACCATATCTGGTAGATAGCATTACTCTAGGCATAAAAGAATTACCATCAAGAATAGTAGGACTTACTTCAAGAGGAACATAAGGCATATAAATAATACCAGTATCAGTCTCACTTGCACCCTTATAACCCATTAAAACATCATCGGCATTTCTAATAATATCAGTAAATACCTTAAATCTACCTTCAATTGTTCCAGCCATTCCAATATTTGTAGGATCAATATAACTAGAAGAAGAAGGTGAGAAATTAAAAGATTTAAGAGTTTGAAGAATTGTCAATACGTTAGGATTAACTATCATCCAATTTGCTGCTCCTCTACGAGTTCTAACAGCAATCTGATTGGAAACCTCAAGGATTTTACTATACAATGCCTGATATTTCTCAGCCATTGAGTTTGTTCCAGATACATTGGCATAATCATAATTTGCAGTATAACCAACTTTTGACTCAATTACGTTAACCAACTCTCGATCAATATCATTAGCAACAGTCTGTGCCAATGCGGTAATCATTTCTTTTTCAATGTTAATACCTAAAGAAGACTGAGCATCCTGCGCCGCTTCTAAGGACCACTGTGCTGCTAACTTTCTTGTTTTTGCTGTAACGGTTGTCTGAGAAAATTTCAAAGTTGTTTCTCTAAACTTATCTGCATCATTAGTTGCTGTAAAAGATTGAGCCTCACCCTCTACTGTTGACATCTTTCTTGCATACTGATTAACACCAGCAACAAAAGAAACCTCAGAACCAGCAGGATATGTAATAGAGGTTCCATCAATTGTTGCCTTAGGGGCATCGGGATCATTTGCTACTAATGCATTATACCTATTCATCTCAGCAGTTGCAATGGATATATCAACCAAATCAATTATTGAATCGGATGCATAAACATATTTTAGAGACATACAAATTCCTGTTCTCTCTTTAAGTGGCTGAACACCTACTAATTGATCAGCAACAACATTAGTCATAACTCTTCTTGCAAGAGGCATAATTAATTTAGGAACAGATTTGATTGCTCCAGAAAAAGTAGCTTCATTCAAAGATTCAGCATATCTAGCCTGATTTTCTAAGATTACTCTCATACTATCTTTCTTGTGATCTGCAACACCTTCTAATAGTGATTCTACCAACATTTTTGGTTGTACATTTGCCATTTCGTTATCTCCTTAAAAAACTTAGTATTTTTATGTTATTTCTTTTTTATTTATACACATATATCAAAAATGATGTGTTTTTTAACAATAATAAATATTTATATATTAATTATTTCCTAACTCCTGCATACATCAATAGCTCTGCTAACTCATCAGAAGTAGTATCCATTTTGTCTACATCACCAGAACTAAATACACTTGTTACTTTTCCATTCATCGATTCAGTGATAACGTCTTCATTTTTATCAATTTTATCAACCGCATCGAACGTTTTTTTGGAAAATCCTGCATTGAAAGTATTGATTACCGATTCCATCAAAGTATCAATTTGAGATTCTAATTGATCGGATTTAATATTTTCTGCTAATTTTTCCAATGCTTCCTTTTTATCATCAGTCAATACTGAACCTTTGGATTCAACAATAACTTTTTTCTTTAATGTCTCAATTTGTTTCTGAGATTCTTCCAACCGACTATGTTCTTTTTTTAACATATCTTTGTATTGTTCTACCTTGATATCAGACTCTTTTTTCATTTCCAAAATTTCTTCAGCAACTTCTGAATCAACATCCCAAAATTGCTTAATTACACCTTTAAGAGATTCCAGTAGATCTCTACCCTGTGTTTCTTTCATAATGGATTCTTTATCAGCCTTAACTTCTGCCAATTCTTGCTCTAAGAAAATTTCTGTTGCAGTAACTAAATTCTCTCTAACAGTTTCAAGATTAGTCTTTGACTCTGCCCTCATTCTTTCTTCTGTTTCAACAATAGCCTCAGAAATTTGTGTTTTAACATTTGAAACTGTTTTTTTGGATTCTGTTAATTGTTTTTCTAAAATTTTTACTTTTGATTCCAAATTTTCAATTATTTCAACATATTCATTAATAGTACCTTCTAATGTTTCAATAAGAGAAGCATTAGTATCATTAATCAAATCAAAAGTATTATTAAATTTATCTTTAGCTAAATCAAATGCACCTTCATATTTTTCTTCTAGTTCTTCAACTAGTTTAGTTTCGGCATCTTCCATATCTGATTCTGAAACATTAATAAAAGGTTTTGTTTTTAATTCTTCGATTTGTTCTGTTAACTCTTCTAATTCAGCCCTTATTATTTCAATTTCAACCTTAGATTCTTCTTGCTTTGCCTTATAAGATTCTTCTAATGTTGAATATGTGCTTTCAAATTGAGTTTTAGCAGACTCAAAGCTCTTTTTAGCTATAGCCTCTACCTCAGCTCTTACGGAAGCTTCTTTCGCTGCTAATGCTTCAGTTAAAGCAATTTCAATAGATTCTTTGACTTCATCAGTTAAAACATTATTTTCCAACAATGGTTTTAATATTTCTTGCATCATTATCGTTTCTCCTTAACAAATATTTTTTCGTTATTTTGTTTTATTTATTACCGAATTCAAAAAATTCCTGATTTCTTTATCAAAATACTTCTGTGCAGCTTTATCTTCTAATAATGCCTCACTTAATGATATGATTTTAGGATCATTATAAATTCCATGTAATGACTCTTGTAAACTTGTTGGAAAAGCCTCTGGAGCACTAGGTGTTGCAACAATATCAACAGTTAACAAATTAAATGATTCTACTAAAGTAATATCATTGTCATATGATGTTGACCCAGATCCTCGTGATGAAACACCAAGTTTAATTTTTTCCTTCATTAAAGCTTTAACAATATTTCCTTTAGGAGTATCTAAAATTTTAGCTCTTCCCAAAACATTGTCACCTTCCCAACGTAAACTCTGAATAACATGAGATACATTGTTAAGATTAATAGTTAATGTCTCAGGATGTTCCAACTCACCCAATACATTATAGCCCTTTGTCATTTTATCAGACATTGTTTTAATTGTTTCAATTAAAACAGATTTTGGATACACTCTACCATTTCCATTTTTCTTTTCCGCTTGAATAAAAATGCCATCCAAATACCAATCTTTTCCATTCTGAGATTCAACCAACATAGCAACTGAAGGACTCAAACTTTCAATTAATAAATCCATAATATTAATATCCTGTATTATATTCATCATCATATGAATCATATGAATCATCATCTGAATCATCATCTGAATCATCATCTGAATCATCATCTGAATCATCATCTGAATCATCAAACTCATCAGTTTCAATCATTTCAAGTTGATCACCAGTTGCTTCACAATATGGACATATAGGATAATCATCTAACCCATCAGATTCATCATAAAATGTTTCGTCACATTCAATACAATGCCAATTATCATCTTCATCCGATTCTGTTAATTTAGGATCAGCATATGTATCTCCAAAAACTTCTTTATTAGTTAACTGATGTGTCCCAGCCATATATTCAGCCAGTGTTGCGACCAAAGCACTTCGTGCATCATCAAAGTTTTCACTTTCAATAGCATCTATCATATTTCTTACTTTTGACATAAGGTATTCCCCTTTTAAAATAAAGTTTGTGTTAAAATATGTAATTAATATAAATTTAATTAACATTCATAACACTTATTTATTACAAACATTATTTTTAATACTTATTTTTAATTATTTATATAGAATTTGTAAAAAAGCCTAAAAAAAGGGTGTGAAATTTTTTCACACCCTTCAAAAATATTATATTAAGATTTATTTTTTAATTTTTTTCACTTATACATTCCACGAACCAGGATCAGATGAATCACCAGGAGTTCCATCACTTTGACTAGAAGTAGCACTTCCATAAGCAAAATCATGCATCCAAGTGGTAAAATTAGAAAATCTAACACTCAACGTTACTGCTGCTGTAGCTGCATCATCAGAATAATCCAAATTACCATAATCACAAGTCATAACAACACATTTATCATAATACCAAGCCATAAGGGCAGTACCATCTCCAGATAATTCTTCAACTGTTACATTGAAAAAATACTGTGCTGCTGACTTAGCATGTAAAGCAGTATCAAAGTTAGCCTGTTTTTGTAACTGAGTCTGTGTACCTTTGGAAACGGCATTATCCAATGAATCATCTAATTCAATTGCTAATGCTTCCTGTGTCTTCCTTCCTGCAAAATAAACTTTTGAATTTAATTTTGGAACCTCTACTTCAGCAAAAGTTACATTTGGTTTTGAAATAGTTTTTACATGATGTCCAACATGTTTAAATATTCCAAACTTTGTTCTAAATCTATGAATTAATTTTACTTCCATATCTTCAGTATTGTGTGAACCATCATCTCCAGCAGTAAATGCCGGTGATCCAAAATGTGAATTTACAGCCTGTGAATCTTGATATGCATCAGCTGAAGTCTGATTACCATCTACTAAATAAGTTTGTTCTCCGTTATACCATGAAGCCATTTTATTAATTCTCCTTAAATGTCTAATATTTTATTAATAGTTTTCAATTATTTATATCTAACCCGGTTTTTTTGTTTTTTAATAAATAATATTTCGTTATTCAATATTATTTATTCGACTACATTAAATTGTTGTTATCTTTATACTTCTGCCATTTGACCAAAGAAGTCATATTTTCCTGAATTTCTTCTTCTGACCAACCCAATACCTTTTTCTGTAAATATTGAGGAGAAAATTGTTCCATCGGAAATCCTGTGAAAACTGATTGTCTTTGTACCATTTTTTCTAATTCTTGATTCTCTGCAACATTAATTGATTCTTTCCATTGCATATCTAAATCATCAATTTGAAGATTAACTCCACGTTCCTTTAAAAACACTAAAAATAAGGCTTTAAAATCCCATAAGTACTGTTCTCTGATCTCTGTTAACCATTTACCAAATCTAGCCTCTTCTGCTAACGCAGACCCAACTTTTCCATCATTCCATGTTGGTGGACTCTCAGTATTAAAATAACTTCCAGGAATTCGCATACCTGCAATTAACTTTTTATAAAAGTAATTAACATCCGATATTTCGCCTAAGTTACTGTTTTTATTGAATATTCCTACACTTAGAGCAAATGTATGATAATTATGGATTTCTTCATTACCGTCAACAGTAATTGTACCAACATCAATACCATAATCCAAAACTTCTATTTTCATAATTTTATGATTATAAACTGGAATCTTGGAAACAAAATCTTTCCATCCAGAATAATTAAATTGATGTAACAACTTATCTATATGTTGATTACCAAAAACATCTAATTTTCTTTTATCTGTACCTTTTCCATCAAATTGATTTATCTCCTGAAAATGATTCATAAATTCATCATTTTCAGTCAGCATATTTAAGACAGTTTTTTTATGTGTTATTTCTGATTCATCTATTATAGAAATAATCATTTCTAACATATTTCTATCAAATACAGTTACTGCATTTTTCCATGGTTCTCTATTTTCTAAAACCATACTTAAAAATTTTTCTCTGTAAACAGAATCATCACGAATCCTTTTAGCCAAACTATCACCAGATTTTTTATACACTTTTTTCTTAAATTCAGAATCAGAATTTTGTTTTTTTAACCGTGCTTTATTTCCTTTAATCGCATTAATAGTTTGCTTTTTTAAATATGAGTTTTCATATTCTACATCTTTTCTTTTTTCAGCAATACCATTTGACATCAATATTGACATTGTTTGTCTTTCTTCATTGGTCATATTATCCCAATGATATTGTTTATTATCAGAATGAAATTTAAAATGATCTTTAGTATTCATTTTTACTAAATTTTCAGGTGCATTATTAAATTTATTATAATCCTTGTGATGTATAACATTTTTTACACCTTTAATTTTATGTTCAAAAATATTATCAACAAAAAAATTATCGACCATTCTATGAGTAAATACCCATTCATTTTTTGAAACATCAAAAACTTGTTCATATTCATTTCTATTCTTTGAAATAGGTTTTAATCTTTTTCTAAAAGGAATTAAACTTTGACCTTCTTTTAAATCTTGTGCTTCAACAAAACCAATATCTCTAATAGGAAATTTATGATCAGGAGTACATGTAACAGTTTCGCCATTATCTAAAGTTATTTTCATAACTTTAGTATTTTTTCTTGTTACCCCTGCCCAAGTAATCTTTCCGGGTGCTAATTCTCCTGTAATAGGATTACAAGAATATACCCAATTTACTTTTTCTTTATTATCCCATTCATCAATAATATCTTTAAGTTCTAATTCTCTACCATCTAATAGTGGAATTTTAGTATCTAATGATAAACACGCGCCAGGTAAAGTCTCCACTCTGCTGCCTCTTCCATCAGAGTTTTTAATATAAACCCCGGCATTAACAGCAAAATTATGATTATTTCCTGGATCTTTTATTGTTAAACAACCTGTATCTTCTCTATATGATAAAAATACAACATCAACACATTTGTGATTATTAATTGATAAATCTTTTTTTAATTCTGTTAAATTATTAAAACCAATTTTAATACATAGTTTAGAAACAAGATTAGTATAACTTCTTTCATTACCACTTAATTGCTTTATTCTATAATCGGCTAAATGCGTGTTACAATCTACAAACAAATTAAAGAAAGTTTCATCATGTATCAAACATCTTGCAGTTTGTATTAAATTTTTTGGATTATGATCTTTAACAAAATTATAAAAATAATCACAAATTTCATCATTAATATTATATGTATGGGCTAAATGAGCTTCTTTAGTACTTATATTACCGTTTATTTTTGTTTGTAATCCATTTTTTCTTGAAACTTCATTTCTTTTCAATTTTTCATCTGGGGTTATATTTTTCCAATAGGTATGCATCCCCTCAATAATATTGTTTCTTTTTTCATTATCTTTCCATGAATTAGTAAGATGATAACTACCTAAACTTCTATGTAACTCTTCATGTTCATCTATATTCATTTCTTTTAAATTAAATGGAGAATTATTTAAAGAATCACAATTAATATGATGAATAACATTATTTTCAATTAATTTAGGTTGTACTTCTAAATGTGTAAACACCCATTTATTTTGTACATTATCTTTAATCATTTCATACCCTTTTTTATTTTTAGAGTAATTATTGATTTTCTTATACAAAGGCATTAGTGATTTACCTTCCAAATATTGTGCTTCACAATGAGACCCATCTCTAAGAACAAATTTATGATCAGGAGTACAAATTATTTCTTCATTATTATCTAAAATTACTTTAACTAATTCAGCATCACGTCTTGTTATACCAGCCCATTCGATTTCCCCAGGAATCATTTTCCCTGTTTTTTCTTCAACAGAATAAACAAAATTTTGTTTTCCTTCTTCATATTCTTTAATAATTTCACAAAGTGTTAATGTTCTTCCATCAAGCAAAAACACCTTATTTTTAAGGCTTATGCACCTCTGGGCAAAAAAGTAGTCCTCTTGCATGGATAATGGATTAAAAGATGAAGCTATACCAAGATCTTTATTTTCCTGTGTTGCAGCAGTTCTTCTTCTCTTTATTTCATCTTTTGTTTGAGATACAACTTTTTCTGCAATTTTTGCTGGTGCCTTTCCAACATCTATATAAAATACCCTTCTTTCAGGTGCTCTTACAATTCTATAAATTATAAGTGAATCTTCTAATAGAGATACTTTCTTCCAATAAGGGAATATACTTTCTAAATATGATTCTCCAAAAGGAAAAAATTGAGAATTTTGTCCTTTATTCATAAATCTTATCATTGATAAAGCCGGTATAATATAAAACTCATCACCACTTTTATCTCCGAGTGTTGTAATTTGATTAGCAGTTGAAGTTTCTAAATTTTGAAACTTTAAAAATTGTAAATAACTGCCCATTTGTGATTCATCTATCTTAGACTTGGCAATATAATAATTAAGAGGTTCAATACCTACTTCATTATATTCAACAAAATCAATATCTTTATTATCAATCCTACGTAATCCTACCATATGTTGTTCTTTATTTTTTACAACAAAATAAAAACTATCACCATATTTTAATGATTGTCTTACAGCAAATGGTAAGAGTTCCTTTAACTTTAAGGTATTAGTAAACTTTTTAATCAATGATGATAATGTTACTTCCGGTATTTTACCATTTGTATTAAATGTAAATGGAGAATTTGTTAAAGTATCAAAAACAAAAATTTCAGTTGAAATAATATCTAATGCCAAATGAATTTCAGGATATTTGTCCATTTCTTCATAAGTTTCATATCGTTCTAATCGTTTACCACTTTGTTCAAGAAAACTGTTAAATGCATCCATATATGTCATCCACATAGGAGTAGCGGATTCTGTTAACTGATTATAACTATCATTTTCATTTACATAATGTGTTAAACTTTCATTTAATATTTCCATATTTTACCTTTTTGTTAATTTAAATATTATTCTTCTATTTATGCATATTATTATTTGATTTTAGTTTCCTGTGTAATAGAATGTTGTCTTATATTACTATCTCTATCCAAAGATACTTTATGTGCCTTCTCTCCCTGTTTTGTCTGAGTAATTGCCTCTTTAACTCTACTACTCAACATATTTGACTGTTTCTGAGACTCTAATAATATTTGTCCTAATAATGACTCTAAAGATGTGTTTACATTAATTGAATCTTCCTTCTTGTCTTTTGAAACATCCCTTGTTGAATGTGTTGAAATACTTTCTCTTGAATTAAAACCATTAGGAATATTTGCGGCAATACTAGGTTTAGAACCCGATGACCCTGGAATTGTAACTCCTCTGGTTACATTACCACCAACATTTCCTAATAAATTACTGCCCATTCCTGTTGAACCACCACTTACTCTGGATCCAATATTTGAATCAGAATTAATTACTGTGCCACCAGTATCTCCACCAATTACTCTATTTCCCATATATGACCCAGAATTAATTACTGTACCACCAGTATCTCCACTATAATCATTACCACCAAATAAATTACTTCCAATGTCTGAAATAGAATTGATGTTATCAGATCCACTACTTATTTGGTTTCCCATTGTTGAAATAGAATTAAGTACGGATCCACCAGTATCTCCACCAATTACTCTATTTCCCATATATGACTCAGAATTAATTACTGTACCACCAGTATCTCCACCAATTACTCTATTTCCCATATATGACCCAGAATTAATTA